ATGTCGTGACTGAATACTTCCCATGCTGAGCCGATCATTTGCTCTGGCATAGTGTAGTATGTTCTCATTCCCTCTTGATTCTCTTCATTTTTCGCCTGGTCAAGTATCGTTGTAAGCTGTGGCTTAATACTATTAAATTTCCTGGAATAAGTCTGGTAGCGTTCTAGCTTTTGTTTAACGCCTTCATTAGTCTTGGTAATCTTATTGGTCCAGTATTCATCTACTGTTCCGGACTTGAGCAACGAGTCGACTAGTATCTTGTAGTGCTTATAAGCCTCAGAGTGCGGTGCAACATCCGATAGAACCATAAATCTATCAACTGCATCATATATACCGGGGGAGCCGCTATGTAATCTAAACGCAATTTCTCGAGCAGTTCCTGGCAGCCTTAATTCACCATGGGGTATCTTCGCATATGGGTCACCTGTACTAAAATCTATATGATAATTTGTATCTCCTGGGAAAACCCCCATTGCGGTTTTCCCTGTAAAGTTAGACCTAGATCCAGGCAACCATGATGGCATAGTATTGGGAATCGTATTAGCCGCTTGCCTCTGGGCTTTGAGATAGTCTACCATCACAAATCTACGAAGAAGCTCAGTATGGCCCATCAGGCCACCAACGCTTTCATCATAGAACGATCTTGTTATGGAACTCATGAACCCAGGATCAGCTAACTCGGGACTAGTCGGAGCGCTAGTCTTGAGTCCTAGGTCCCATAACGCAAATTTGTATATACCAGAGAGTTCGCTCATGTGGGCTAGGCCGCTAGACAACGTAGGCTTTTTTACCGCGAATGACATCTCGGATCGAGTTGGGTATGGATCCATGCCCATTTCTATTACAGACTCACCCGGTGTTTGGTACGATCTTACTCCTGGAGAGTTTCCTCCAGGAACACCCATCTTGCCTATTGTCCTATTGGCTAGTTGCTCTATTCCAAATGCAGTAGGATACGGTCTATCGAATCTATGTTTTTCTGCTAAGAACTCAGCTCCCTGAGGATCGAACATTGCCCCTATTACGGGGGCATGTTCTATTAGGGATCCTACGAAAGGTAAGTTTGTAACTGGACTAAGAACATTTCCGACTAGCTCAGGTATTCTGAACATGTTACTCGGAGTTGGTAAAAAACTTACATTTTTAAAGTACTCTGCTTGTGAGCCATACAGCGTATCGGTATATTTATATTCGGATCGCATTCTAGCAAACATACCCGGAGCGAAGTAACTAACCCTACCTCCACCAAATGGCTGCTTACCAAGCATCCAGTATCTACCAGATCTCATAGGAACTTGCTGTTCTCCTGATAGTATATCAATGGTTTCTTCTGGAGTTTCTGTTATACCGGGGAATGGCATTTCTCCAGCAAAAGCCGAGATACCTGTAGCTAGTAAAATGTTGGCTTTAGTGGGAGCAGTTTTCAGTGCAATAATAAATGGAGCTAATGTTCTTACGAAATCAGAAGCAGAACTCTCTATTGAGCCCGGCATAAGATCTTCCATGTACCTGGCAGCAGGAGATAGACCAGTAAATTCTCTTAGGAACTGTGCCGATATCTTAGCTGCGCCATATGTGTCGAGAATCAGGTTGGACGCCTTATATCCGCCAGTAGGAACTCCTGTTAGATAGTCAGCATACTTGAGACCCTCTAGGGCTAGAACGCCTCCTGCAGCCATGCCAAATATCTTTGTGGTGTTACCTGCAAAACCGTACATCCCGGGAGTAGGCCTAAATCCGATACCCATCGTAGCACCGATAAGATCGTTAAGGCGAGTCGTCATAAAGTTAGCGGTGTCTAATAGTCTGCTGCCTAGGTCCGACTCATAAGTAAATGATTCCATTGGGAGCCATTTTTTATGTTCGGATTGGTCGGGTGCAACATCTACTATATTCTTTTTTATTTTTTCAGTGACAGATGCTTGGCGTAAGCCAAAGTCCGCTTCAGACGTACCGCGGACAGGCTTTACAACCGGTTCCATTTTTCCGGTTTGACGATTTTTTTGTAAATACTGTATCCTAGATTCATCACCTAATGCAGCTAATACTTCTCTTCGTTTTTTGGGAAAAAACCCAAGCTTTTCATGTTCAATGTCTGGCTTAGACTCTCGTTGGACTCTCTGTATCGATCTTTCTACTGCATTCAATTCGGAATAATCAACCTTAGAGGTTCCTGTTCTTCTTACTATCTCTTCTGTCACTTCATCTAATTCAGTAGTCTCTTTTAGGACAGGAGTTCCGCGAGTTCTCCTTTTTACAACATTCGTTGTAGCTTGCCAAAGCAAAGATTCTTGTGTGGCATACCTCCTGCCAATCCCGGCATCCTCCATAACAGCATGAGCTAAATGGACTAAAGGATTCGATGATGTCGCCTCAATGTCTTCTCGTGTTTGTCTGACCTGACTACGCAGCTGCCCTCTTCTGGCTATTACTGCTTCACCTATCTTATCTGTGCTTCTAGCACGGTAACCAGAAGCAAGATGTTCTAATCCAAAAGCACCATCTGCTGCCTCCTTTTTAGGAATAATCCTAAACAGGTCTTCACCTATTACTAGTCTCCTGGCCGTAGTTTCAGCCGCGTCAGGGGCTCTTACTATGCCTGAAGCTTCACCTTTACCAAGAAGATGTTTCATAGGTGCAGCGAATATATCTGTAAATTTTAAATTGACGAAAGGGAGCTGGAATTGACTAAGAGATCTTTCAATCATTCCACCGAGATATTGGCCGCTTAGTACTCTTGTATCTATTATCTCCTTAGCTGCCGTGTCAAGGAATAGTCTTTCATCTAATCGTTGCTCACCGTGGAGTAGTCCTATCCTCTTCATGTCTTCTAATTGATCAATCTGCTTTTTACCAAATAGATCTACGATCTTCTCTCGTTGTATATTGTCTGTAGACATCGCAAGAAGTTTGTCTACAGTAAGATCTTCAATACCCTCAGAGGAATTGAATTGCCTGGAATATCTCTCTCTCAGACTGTCTCGCATCTGATTCGCAATATGTTTCGCACTGTCGCTTAAAGTTGCATCGGGTCCCGTGGCTTTCCATAGGCTCCCATCTAGATCTAGTCTATTCAAATTATCTAGATTTGTATCAAGATCTTCGAATATTTTTAGGTGGGCTATCAGTGGTGTGTCGCCCGAGCCTATTCTTAGCGCGTCAGATGCGTTAGCATTAATCTGAGAAGTTACATCTCCGACCTCAGCAGCATATCTCGAATATGCTTTTGAGGCCGTTCTCTGTCCCTTGTTCAGCATGTTAGTAAGCTTGCCCGCTATTTCCATGCCTAGCTTACCGAGGGGGCGTTTAGACAGTAAACTAGCAGCTGAAGTCACTAACGCGAATTTTGCTACCATATCGCTAGTAGCGTAGTTTTCTCTTAATATTTTTTCTTCGTTGAATAGAGGCTCATCGTCTCTTGATGCGGGGATTCTGTCTCTGAGCCTGTCTGAATCTTGAATAAGATCCCTATGGAAGCTATATTCTCTAGGTAGATCGGACCTATTTCTTTCTGACGGCATTACTTACTCCATAGATTGTGCTGAATTCCAACCTTCAGGAGGCTGTGGTACCCTATAGGATCCGGGCATCATCTTGCCTGGAACTCTCCCTATCTGCTTCCTCTGTTTTCTCATCTCTTTAGCAACTTGCTTTTCGGCATATTCGTCATCTAAGAACATTCTTAGATCTATTGGTTGCTCTAGCGAAGTTTCTGCAATAGCAAAGAGTCTAGTCAATTCAGACAATGTCATATCTTCTAGCTCACATGGCTTGATCGCATGAAAATGCCTAGTTATTACAGTCATCATTACTGAGTCTAGGGAATTAATTGCGACTCTAGCATCACTGAAGTACTTCGCTATCTCCTCGTTGGAGCTAAAGCCTGATACGTCTATTATACATTTACTAAGCATTTCAAGACACATGCATGGTAGGTCGTATAGCGGATTTTTGTCCGTATCGACCCAATCAAGCTCTGGCCAGATCATACAGGACTGGAGTATTTGTTCCGTGGGATCGCATTCTAGCTCGACATCTTGCTGTAGGAATAAAAACTCCTGGCGAGTCATGGGTCTAACCAATATGCTAGACACCTTAGACTCGCCAGGTTGATTAGAGAGATCAATCAGAAAGATCTCTTTATGGATTCTCCTTAATTCAGGTATCCTCGTTTTAAGTCGTGGATCAAGAAACACATCCTAAACCTTAATTGGAGTAGGCGCACTTTGATATCCCGAGATTGCAAGAATAGAATCATGAAGTGTAGTAGCTACACCTGAAGCTCTACTCCTTATATCATCCAACTCCAGTGGAGGATAAACGGTGCCCTGAGAAGCAATAGCTTCTTCACTCATCATATTAAGTGTAGCTCTTACCCCTTCAGGATTAGCCGAATCTGCTGCAGCATCTACTTCCTTAGCCATAGCTTCGGCCTGCGTCTGGACTAGACTACGGTACTCTCGACGGTTCAAGCTCCTAATGATAAACCACTCATCGGCACAATTAAGAACATTGACATTGCTAAATTGCTTTTTGGCAGCTTGTATGACAGAGATAAACTCTTCGTCCCACTCAAGATCTTTGGCTTGCTGCCATGTGATATCTAACCCTGGAATTTTCTCGTCCATATTTTTGAGCTTGGGTTCAGCTTTGCTCTTTTTCTCTGCTACAGTTTCCAATGTCTCTCCTTGATCTAATTACCTGAGACACTATTGCTCAGTGTATCTCCTCTTTGAGGAACATTGTCCATTCTACGTGGCCCAACACCATTTTCAAGTATTTCTTTGGCAAAAAAGCTATATATCTCATAAATAGGAGACCCAGAAGAAGATACGTCTCCGCCACCAGTAGCAGAAGCAGATATAACTTGAGATTGGCCAACTATATATGCATTTTTAATAATAGTTTCTATATGAGAATCCATTGTAATATCACCATACGAAATAAGTATATCGAATGTACTTTCTTGCTTATATGCTTCTATTGCTAAGCTGGAAATAGAACCTCCCCTTGCTCCCGCAGCATCAGATAGCTGGGTATTTCCATAATTCTTAGAAGCGATGTGCGCTAAAAACTTTACCCGCTCTGTTGTATCTAACTCCATATATCTTTTTAAGTCATCTACTACTTTTCTATCATCTCTTCGCGGATAAATGTTTTGGTTAAACAGATCTATTGCAGTAGCTAAATATCCTGCATGCTTATAGTTTACAACTAGTCTTCCACTAACTATCTTCCTACCATTAGTAACTGCAGAAAAGGTATCATCTGCCCAACCGTATAGGGGTGTTTTGGAATCTCTTGCATCCCAGTCAACTCTAAACGCATCGGATAATTTATATCCGCCGATATATATACCGACATTACATGGAGTGTAGTATCTGTCTGACATTCACTCTCCTGCTGGCCCCTAAGCCATATTATTCCAACGGAATGGCCCTTGTATCTCAGATTCCCTGTGTAGCATGTTTAGAGTACTCAACGGTAGGATGAACTACGGAACCAGTGCCGCAGTGGCCCTTCAGGTTCCCTCCGACGTCTAAGCCCTCTCCAACGTCTGTCGAGGTCTCTTTGATAGGCTCTGAGATCTATGCTACCGTGACGTGAGGGGCTCTCACCCAGAAAGGCTCTCATTGCCTCCTGTTCCTCCCTATAAGCTTCCTCCCAATCGAGCCGCGCTATTCGCTGTCTTACACCCTCCCGCCCCATCTCCTCTCTATAAGGAGAATGTAGTGCGTCATACTTATCTACGTCGAATTGACGCCTCGAATATTCCTCTCTCGCGCTATTCAGCGCGCTATTCCCCGCTGCCATTAGCGATTCAATAGACTCTTCGAACACTTGGCCCACGATTTTAGATAGGCGGGTCGATATCCATTTCCTATCTCCGTGATTAGTTATTGGGAAATACTGCTCAGCTACATATGTAAAAGTAGACTCTGTATAGATATCGTCTACGGAAAATGTAGTACCAAAATTAGTCAACGTAATATTTACCAGCATTGCACTTGACGCGCCTCCTAGCTCGTTATGGCAATCAAATATCATACTAAACTTAGGTATCTGATCTACGAACAGAGTAGCCTCGTTCCTCGGCTCTCCATCCTTGAAAGACTTAGCTAGCATTTTTACAAATGCATCCTTAAGCCCCGTTGTAAATACCATTGATCCAGCTATTGTCCTAGATCCACGAGCGTAAGCGGCTGGATTAGTCTCTCCCAATCTTCTCACTGGCATAACGCTTCTTGCAGAAGAAACTGTTATTGTCTGTAGTTGATCTTCAACTTCTATGAAGCCTGGATCCGTTGAACTCTCAGAAGTGTGGCTTGGTACATACATCGTACATAGGATATCAGATCCGGCATATGAGAATGTTTCAGGAGCGCTGCTATTTCCAAGGTAATCTTTCCCATCACGTATCTGACTTAATTCATTAGCAGAACCAATCGCGCTGTGCGCACTGTCGCGCATCACCCCTAGGCGTGAATAAATATCCTTTGCATAGTCTACAGCAGGAGATATACTCCAGCCAGTTCGGCATCTAGGAAATGAGTGACAGTCTTCAAGTAGGTCCCAGGCTGGTTCATTTGGCATAAGAATTAGGGAGAGATTGAATAGACCAATCTCTCCCCCACCTCTCAATTCTAAGTATTAAGTGAGACTATTTATTAAAGGAGTGCTCCAATGGGCCCCTGCGCAAACCAAGGATCAACTTCCGTAGCAACGAATGTACAGCTTTCATCTGTAGTTATGTCATCAATAGACATACCGCTACCTGCATTCATTATTTCAACATTCTTAATTTGCATCCTAGCTACATGCCCATACTCATTAGCAGCGGATATGGTTATATTGAATGGAGGCAACTGGTCATGATATGTTGCGCCTACCCTTTTCAATCCCATGAAATCCAATACTGCTTTTGGGCTATTCTGAGATGTTTCTGATTTTGATCCAGTTACTGCGTCTATCACATTATTCTTCTCAGTTGAAGTAGCAAGGGTGCCCATCTGACCTTTAGTCAATTCGGTCTTTTTTAGTATGACCTTACCATTATTATCTTTAAGGTCAACCTTTTGGGAAATATCCAACAGAGCAGATCTATCAAAAACTAAGAAGATTAATGACCCTGCGATTCCTCGCTTGCCCCTAGAGAAAGAACGTGGGTTTGCAGAGCCCATTGTATAAAGCGGCGCTTTCTCTCTTGTAACCGTATAGGAAACTCCTTGAACTTCTCCTACAGTTACATTTCCGAATGTGACAATCATGTCAACACCACTGAATGAATTGTATGTTTGTGTTACTGCTGATCCATTATTCATTATCCTAACCCCTCTCCCTTAGCCAGAGATATCGTTGTATTAATCGTGACCAATTCGAATGCAGGTACCATACTCAAGTCAATTGTCACTTCCCCTAGAACCTGCTGGTCTGGAGTAGATGATATCGCGAAATCGTAAGACCTTACCGCACCTCTCTTTAGCGCTCTTTGAAGATTTGTATCTATTGCACTTTCTAATGCCGCGAGGAACGGACCACTAATTGGTTTACCAATAAATGCCTCACCCGCATCCCTCACTACTTCGGCCATTGCTTGAGTCGTTCTTATCGTAGTTACCCTAGTATAATCGGATCTTGAGTTGACTCCAGCATTAAATGCTCCAGTTATTCCAGAAGTAATTACATAGCCACCTGTTTTTTGCAGTAACGCGACTATCCTATGTTGAAGCAGCGTCTTGGCTTGAGCCCCACTAATGCTTCTTGCTTGCGCAAGAGGAGGTAGGGATCTATTCGTTACACCTATGTAGGATGGAGTTGTAGTAAGCATTCCAGCGTATGCAGCAGCACCATTACTGTTTACATAGGAAACCGTACCAGCGCCTTTTGCTACAGCAAACCTCTTCGCCTCAGCGCCAAATGCTCTGGCTACGCCTCCGATCACACTGATATATGCACCAGCATCTACTTTGTTTCCATCGTTGTCAGTAGCAGGGGTGCCATCGGTGTTATTTGGACGCATGAGATCGATATAGCTATTATCAGGCAAAGCCGGATCAGTAGTGTTCACTGCAGATCCTTTGAGATAGTCATTCCAGGCAGAGGAAGCGAATGGTGCACCACGGTAGCTCTCAGCAACACCACTGTATGTAGCAAAGTCTCCAGTCTCATGTGTAAGATATTTTACATATTCATTAACAAGAGTAAGACTAGGCGTCATGAACCAGGCACCTGCAGTTGAAGTGAAGTCTGAGACAGCGGTAGCGCTGGCGTCTTTCCATTCGAGCTGTTTGGCCACATGTCCTATTGGAGTAACACCAATGACACCAAATGCGCTATTGCTTTCTTTGGTCTGCTGATAGCAAAACTCTCCGAGTTGAGCAACAAAGCTAGTGGTCGAACCAAGTAAATCTCCACCAGTACTAGTTGCATTACCGGTGAAACATCCGTCCGCATATGCTCCTGCGACATACACGATATCTACTTCATGATGCTGGAGCTTACTGTAAGTAGTTGCGAGCGCATTATATAGATCTGTGGCGTAAGTGCCGCTAACAGCCCCACTGAATGGTGTGGCAGTACTGGTGTCGGTTACTACTACTTCAATGCTATTGGTGCCCGCACCCATTGCCTCTTCTATCGCAAGAGTGAGTTCAGATGGTGAACCATCTGAATTCCTCAAACTACGCATAGCCACACCGATATTATCTATCAGCAATGGCTCGTTCATTGGGATTAATCCGCCAGTATCTTTAAAACCACCAATGATAGTTAACTTGGGTCCAGGACTAGGCGGGGCAATCCTGAGTCCAAAATCATTGATAGTAACGTTGACAGTTGGTAGACTGTCACTATTAGTAATTCCACTTACCATTTTTTCTTACCTCCATTAACCTGAATCTGTGAATCTCTGGTCTACTGCGCTGTAGTCTCCATACAAGTAATTTCCACTTGTGTCATGAAATGCATCAAAAATTGTTGCGAACCTATCTCCGAATGGCCCCATTACCGCACCTGCGGATAGGGGACTTTGGCCAGTGGGCGGGCTAACTGCACTGTCGCTCCAAGCTGTTCTACTCGACAAATTTATAGAAGTTACATTATGAATGACTTCTACTGTATGTTCTTCGGTTCTGAAGTACCACTCTACGGTGTATCCTACTATGTCGTCTCGCCACACCTTAATCTTTTGATCTGCTCGCCTCTGCCAATATAGTAACTCTTGGACACCATTCTTTTTTAAGACCCAAGCATACTTATACAAGAAACTGTTAAACCAACTTATTAACTTTTCGGCACCAAAATGAGTGCTACTGTAACAAGTAAATCTTAATATATTATCGTACCATTGTCCACGTACCTGGATCGAGTAGTTTTGTGGGTCGTCGGGATGCTTATAGATTTCTCTAATCCTAGGCTTGATTTCTTTCATCATGTCAAACGGTCTCTTGCCTACAGTCCCGGGCTCTTGCCGCATGAGCTCTACCGATATCGTTGGAGTAAACGGCTCAGCCTGAGAGACCCCTATGTCTCCCGAGCTATCTGACATGTCTGTGCCAGGCGTATCTGGGTAAGCATGCAGGAATCTTACAAGTTTAGCAGATTCTGCTCCTATTCCATCTGGATTAATAAACTCTAGCCTATTACCATCTATTGGCCCAGTAATCCCTGTCTCGAGAAGGACTGCTCCATAGAACCTATTGTCTGGCGTTTTGGGTACATATTTAACTGTGTATATTTCTGATGTATTTATATTTCGTATCTTATCCCCAAATTTAGGCTCTACTATCATGAATGGGAATACAATTAAAAATGGATTTTTCTTAGAAACAGTAAAATACATTTGATATTTAGGCAGCAATTTATCTATCATATCATATATATCTTGCACATTTGCAGATCTGTCAGCCATAGACCTAGGCGGTCTAAGGAAATCTTCTTTCTCAGTAATACCAAGTATTATATTTCTTGCTATAGGGGAAGTATTAAAATACTGTAGTGTTAGTTCGTCAAAATCCTCAAGGATAGGATCGCCGGACTTATCATTTCTAATTGACATTCCACACACTCTCTTCACATAAACACCTGTAGTATATTATTTTACCATTAATTCCACGCTGCTCGCTCACATCCTGTATGTCGTAGTACTTAGTTATCTTGAAGGGCTTTATCGGCTCTAATGTAGCTTCGTCTATAGCTAGTTCCACTATCCAATCTAGCTCCCTCGGATTCATACTATACCTAAGATAAAAGATATACTTGGGTACAGTTATTAATCCTATTGGAGTTCCTAGCTCATCAGATCCACCTGACATTCCTACAGGACTCTTCCTGGCCTTAGTAATGTGATCTGTATATGTATGTCCAGACGTGGTCGTATCTGGTGCAGCAGTCAAGCCTTCACCAGTGGGACTATCTACGTTGGGAGAGCTAGGACTAAGCAGCACTTTTCTAAGCGCGATCCAGTACCCATTCTCTTTTACAAACTTCTCAAACTCTAATCTCATTTGAGTCATGATTATCCATCTCCCCATAGATTATCGCTAGCATGCGTACCACTTATTTTATCAGATGCTGGTCTAGATATCTGTGTGTCGGTTGCCGATATTCTGGGATCTTTGTCGGATATAACACCTTGGGATACGCTGTCTTTTAGTGCAGGAACCAGCCTAACCGTTACATCCAGACTTGAACTGATAACAGAATCCAGGAAGATACGAGCGCTTTCAGTAAAGTCCAGAGAGATTGCTGCGCTGGATAGCGCACTAGACACTACATTGCCAACAATGGGAACTATCAGTCTGGCAGAAGTAACTCCTTCCGAAGAAACCGATCCAGATAAGAGTATAACTTTCTCTGCCCCAGCTATGGTTATAGTTTCCCCAGAAATCTGTCCAGATAGATCACTACTGAGCGATAGAGAAGCCGAAGTTACACTAGAGCCTACAGTCTCTGCAGATAGAACCTTGTCTCCTGCTATAGACATGCTTGAAGAAACAGTACATTCTCCAACAGCAGTTCCGGAAACACTTGATACAGTAGAAATAGTAGCAGTGCTAATTGCACTTCCCGTTGCAGCTGCAGATACACCGTGAACCAGGAGTGTGTCGGCCTCGACTACAGTCTCACTTGATACAGCTAATTCTAATCCTACACCTAGCTGCTGTTCTGAAGTAGCTACTGACTCACTCGAGATAGATCCGGAAACATAAGTCGCTACGCTAGTAGAACTAGTAGAAACAGCTACACTTACTATTGAAGCAGCAATAGCGTATGTAACGCTAACGCTACCAACAGATACTGCAGTACCTCTGATAGACCCTACACTTTCAGAAGTAGGTAATGCTGCTGAAACTACTGCCAAACCTGAAGAAGATGCACTCAAGTCAGCGACGAGGTTGAGCACACCTGTAACAACGCTAGTCGAAGTAACAGTCGCAGTGAGAGCCGTATCCACGAGTGTGGCACTTATCGCAGTTCCCTCTGTGACTATGGAGCCCCTCAGGTCGGTGACCACACTGAGAGCGCTGGTGGTAACGCTAGTAGAGCTAACAGATGCGACAAGAGTTGTGTCCACTAATGTGGCGCTTACTGTGGTTCCCTCTGTGATTATCGAACCTCTGAGGTCGGTAACCACGCTTATACTACTGCTAGAACTAGAAGATCCGATAGTACTGGCAACGACGAAAGCATCTGCTGTTACAGCAGAAGTAGCAACTGTCAGTCCTGTAATATCAGCAACTACAACATAATCTACGACTGTAGCCAGCTGAGTAACTGTAGTTCCTATGGCGGATCCAGAAAACTCTGCTACTCCTGATTCTGTTAGTGCTGCTGAAATATTACATATTCCTACAGACTCAGCTACACAGCTGTAATCCATAGTTAGCATGGATGTAGCAACAGCTGTACCTACAGATACTCCAACAGAAGAGTAGGAGGCAACAGCGCTGCCAGTAGCAGTAGCTTCTCCAGAAGCAGTGGCAGCCAGGTCGGTAACTACACTAAGGGCACTGGTAGTAACAGCGGTAGAGGTTGTAGTTGCAGTAAGAGCTGTGACCACGCTGAGTGCACTAGCGGTAACGCTGGTAGAACTAACAGCTGCGACAAGAGTTGTGTCTACCAGTGTGGCACTCACTGTGGTGCCCTCTGTGATTATGGAGCCTCTGAGGTCGGTAACCACGCTGAGTGCGCTGGTGGTAACAGAGGTGGAGGTTGTGGTCGCAACGGGGTCAGTGACCACACTGAGTGCGCTAGTGGTAACAGAGGTAGAGGTTACGGTTGCAGTGAGGGCCGTGTCCACCAATGTGGCGCTTACTGTGGTTCCCTCTGTAATTATAGAGCCTCTAAGATCGGTGACCACGCTGAGTGCACTGGTGGTAACGCTAGTAGAAGTTGTCGTTGCAGCAACATATGTTATAACTTCTATCGCAGAAGATATACTCACAGATCCGATAGTAGATCCAGTAAGTTGCCTGTCCATAGCTTTAGTGAAGTTAGATGAAATTATTGTCCTACTGATAAGCTCAGCTGCAAGATCAGTAACAACACTAATACTACTTTCAGCAACAGAGGTAGAACTAATAGACGCAATAAGATCAGTGACTACCAGTGTGGCACTTACCGTGGTTCCCTCAGTTACGATGGAGCCTCGAAGGTCGGTGACTACGCTGAGCGCACTGGTGGTGACAGAGGTAGAAGTTGTGGTTGCAACAAGAGTTGTGTCTACCAGTGTGGCACTCACTGTGGTTCCCTCAGTGACTATCGAGCCTCTGAGATCGGTAACCACGCTGAGTGCGCTAGTGGTAACGCTGGTGGAAGTTGTGGTTGCAACGAGGTCAGTGACCACACTGAGTGCGCTGGTGGTGACGCTAGTAGAGGTAGTGGTTGCAACAAGGTCGGTAACCACACTGAGGGTGCTGGTCGTAACGCTCGTGGAGGTCGTGGTTGCGACAAGATCGGTAACCACGCTAAGGCTACTAGTGGTAACACCTGTAGCAGAGATTGAAGCAGCGAGATCGGTGATAACCGAGATGCTGCTTTCTGTAACCGCCGGCAGAGAAATTGAAGCTCTTAGATCTGTAACAACAGATATATTGCTTGCAGCAATACCTTCAGTGACTATGGAAGCAGCTAGCTGTCTGGCAACCTGAACATCGCTGGAGGCAACCGCATCTGACTGAATCGCCCCTATTACATCTGTAACTACTCCAGCATTACTGGATATAACACTATCGGAAACTACCGATCCTCTTACATCTGTAAGAACACTAATGACTCCCTGGCTGTCAGCTACACCAATGATAGTGCCTGTAGCAAGATGGTTGACACCAGCAGGAGCAGAGGCTGCCATCTGGAATTGTATAGCTAATGGGCCTACGTTCCAATTGCCATTCTTACCTTCTGCAGTAACTCTGAATTGATAAGTTCTACCCTCTACCGCTTGGTCTATGCCTATAGACCAAGCACCCTCGGAATGAGTATTTCTGATCTCTGCAGCTACATCTTGAGTTCCCTCAGTATCAAATTGTCTAAGCCCTGCTACATAAGTGCCACCACCTCCAGCTGCTGTAGTAGCCCTATTGCCATCACTAACTGTGCCTGCGTTTGTAAGTGCATCTACATTAACTAGATGTATTTCATCGCCAGCAGTTGCATCGACTGTTGCGTAAGTGCCACCATCAGCGTTACGCCATTGAAGCCTATGATTACCATCACCAGGACGTAATCTTTCCCCTTCGTCTTGTATATGTGTAAATAGGATAAAATCATCTGAGCCAGTATATATAAAAGTGGCTTGAGTAGCTGTAGAACCTGGGCCAACACCTTGCGGAGATATAGTAGTCATTGAACCGAGCACGGCCCCGGTGGCTAGTACTGTACCTATCTCGCTGGCCACTTAACTCCCCTTTTAGTCTAGAGTAACTCCAACAAAAATATTCCCAGTCTCAGATCCGACATAGTGGCTTGGTCCCTGATTAGTAGATAGGTAGTAACTCACACTAGGTAAATTATTAGCCGGGTCTACCTCATATAACGGATCATTTTCAACTAGATAGTAATTCGAGAAAACTACATCTTGACCTGAGTTACATATAAAAGTTCCACTCAATGAGAGATAGAAGTCTGAGCCATCCTCAGTGTCCTCATTTATAGTTGCTAATCCGGGTAAAAGATAAGTTTTACCGTTATAATAGTCTGTTACTGCTATTCTTAAACCATCAGCCTGAAGTTGATCAAGGTCTCCATTCACATCTAACTGCGAATTTATACTTCTCTCAGCAATAAATAACTTTTCTCTATACACAGTATTCCCATCACCATCCACACCAAATGGTCTACCGTAGAAATCATATATAGTTGATTGGCCGGCTATAGTCGCACTGACTTTATGATCTGTTGGGCCTGAAGGACCCTGGCCTACTATATCATATGGATAACCTGAATCAGGAGAGGTACTACTTATATTAGAAACAGCGGATTCAAAGGTTCCATTAAGCACTCCTACATCTTCGTAGTCGGCTACTGAGAGACTGGCGCCAGTCTCATTCAATCTGAAACAATGAACTAAGTCAGCATGTTGATCTCCATCGACAGGTACAGTCTTAAGACTCTCTAACTTTCCGTAGTTTATAACAGAAGCCATATCTGACTTCCAAAATCTATGCTCGCAGTGTCCGCCAGGCCAACTCCTATTTAGTTTGCTAGAAGGGCTATTATTCTGTTGCGTACCGAAGAATCCAGCAAGACCTGAAGTACCTAACATAGAATTATCATTATTATCTAGCTGTCTGTGTATAAATACCAAGATTGGCCCATTCGCTGGATCAGTTTCACCCCTGATCATTCTAAAATACTTACCAGGCGTATGAGTAGTATCACCCTCCTGTGGACCCCAAAAAGTACCATTAAGACTATCTACTGTTCCACCTGCATCAGTTCCATCAGAATTTTTACCCAATCTGCCGACTAGCCATTCCCACTGACTATCTGTACTGTTGTACCTAAGAACAGAGTGATACCACTCATCTGGACTCATCCAGTTATTTACGTCGGCTGTCTCCAGGGCTACATTACCGGACCAGCCGTTAGTGCCAGTATTTCCCCGAACATATCCAAATCTTATCCTTAGTGCGTTGTTATTTCTTAGCCGTAACTGATATCCGCAGATTTTAGAATTCGACTGTTGCCTTATATCTACAGCAAACTGGTAATTCGTACCTGAATTATCAAAACGTGAAATATAAAAAAATGTTTCTATACATGTAACACCGATTTTGCTAGCCCACATACCGTCTAACTCTGACTGCGTTTGAGGGAATAGCCCATGAGCCTGGTGACTCTCTAGCCACCAGCCAAGATACGCACCTGCACCCCGAGTTGCGGTAGTATGCCCCGTGTCTCCGAGATGATATGGATCATATGAGCCTGTAGGCATTATATCTTCCTGTCAGTCTTGGTATCTTTTCTTCTAGCATTTTTTCTTATATTAATAGCGGAGCCATTGCTATAAGGATTAGATACCGATGCTACGCTATTAGCACTAGCCCAGAATTCACATGTGATCTGTACTGAACTAGTGATAGTAGATTCTTTAGTAACAATTAATCTTAGTCTAGTCATAGTTGCACCCTGCGACTGCAGAATCGTATCTTTTATATCAAATATAGTTATTCCCCCGTCCAAACCCTCCTGAATCACATCCTCTTGATTACCCTGAATATAGGCACTGGACCATACAGCTCCAGTAACAGAATCATCATCCTCTAGATCCTGTCCAGTGGGAGCAACACTGGCTGTCCACTCGACATATCCATCGATATCTAATGAGCTGTCTATGCCGCTATCAGAATTAAATATTCTATAAAACGTATCCTCAAAGTAAGAGACAGGTTGCGGCGAAAAATATCCAGTAAAAGGAAGGGTTATCCCACTAGATAAAACGATACTCTCACTACTCACAGGTACTTCAGAAGACAGATATGCACCATTATTTCTGGGCATACCTATATGAGAGTTAGGAGTTCCCATGACAGAGATAGAGGTTAATACTCTTCTGGCCATAGTGCTCTCCTATAATATGTAGAATGCTTGCCCGCTAAGAGAAGCAGTATGTATCTGGCTTATTGTTAACGTATTTGCCACTCCTGTATCGTAGGCTTCTATGAAAGCAATTCTTCCATCTAGATTTCCGCCATGGAATAGGACTGTTCTATCGACCCATGTACTATTCGTAGAACCTAGATCACTACAAACAAGAGTAGTTAAAGTCCCTGCAGCAGTCGTAGTAAAACTCTTTGCAAGAGTTGGGAAGTCCATATCCATCTGGTGTTGGGCGTTGGCGTGGCCATAGGTTTCTATTGATACAACAGTATCTAAGTATACTTTTGGGCTGGTCTTGTCTTCTATTCTTATCGCTATATGAGATCCCGTCATTTCAGTAGCAGGCAATGCCATCTTGTACATTCCAATTAGGCTATTGCTCCATTTAACTACGGTTAGACCACCTGCATTAGACGCGTCTTCAGTATCTCCATCCATTGAGATACTTATATCCCCAGTCGGAATGGTTGATACTCCATATAACTCATCTCCTGCTGCGGTATATATAGGAAAGTATACCGTGGTAGCTTCACCATATTTTCTCTGAATAGGATTCATCCCATTCTCCTAACTCTACATCTTGTGCCTTGCCAATCAAAAAAGGATGCCGTGATAGAAGACCATTCTTCATCATCTCTATCCACTGATCCTGAACCACTATGCGACCCTTTGCCGGAAGTGATCTTATACCCAGCCCACAGGGAACATGCATTTCCTACTGTAGTCAACTGAGTATACCCACTTGGGGTAGTCCAGTCAGGGTCATTAGTATGACAGGCGGCTAATACTATTAGTCTTCCAGAAAGCTCAGGAGAGATAGATGGAAAAGTAATTGTCTCACCCGAGCTGCTACTGCTACTTGAACTAGCCTTATCCGCAACTAACCTAGATCTAGTCCCAGAAAATTCCGACACAAATACATTATATTGTTGTCTGTCACCAAAAGTAACCGTGAATGATGTAGATTCAGTACCATCGGCAACTTTATACCACAGCACAGATCTAGCATCTGATCCGTTCGATACAGTTGCTATCTCTGTCCACGATCCGTTAGATGTACTTGATGGATCCTCGCTAGAACCTAGTCTACCCATGAGCCCCAGGACTAGTAAGTTACCTTTAGTAGGAGAGGAGGCCAGGGTTGCTGTTATAGAAGTAGTCCCGCTGCCTGAAGTAGAACCAGACTGGACATGGGCTATAATAGCCATCAGTAGGTTAATTCTATATCTATTATTCCCGCCTGATCAGAACTACTTATGACTATATCCATAATTCCCCCAGTAGCAAAATCCAGATCAACAGAATGGTCTACTACTGAAGTAGTTATGTCTATCGCGGTGGCGTACATATCTACCTTATTCTTCTGTATCATTATCGTGGAGTCTGTACCCCCAACTCTGGATACTCTGATACTGCTAATGGACATACCATCAAGCACCGAAGTAACCACCGACGCTGGTAAAGAAAGCGGCGGATCAGTTACTGGATCATTCGACCCAGTAGGATCCGCCACAAAGGTCATTATTGCCACGATTAACCTAAACTAGTTATTAACGCTCTTCTATTGATAGGTTACCAGCCGTTATCCTAACTGAATCTCCATCTGCCACGCTCTTTGGAGTATCAAAAATACCATAGTAGTATGTACCAGTTTCAGCTATTACACTACTGGTAGCAATGATAAATCCAGTTACATCACCCCATGATGCAACAGTAGACGTGCCAAAATTAATCTCATTGACGTTATCAATAGTTGTTGCAAAGGGATCGCCGGCCGCAGTGGACGCAGCATTCATAGAAGCAGCAGTAAGTCGTACTCTACTATAACCAGCCGAGGCAGCAACTTCATGGGTGCTATGCCAGGCTGATGCCGCGTTATCATTTACAGCAGGATCGCCTGTAACTAGCCCAATGTAAAGATCAGTATTCTCTGTGCCAGCCATCGGCGCAGCACCATCATCAAACAAATAATTTAGAAGTATTCTTTCAAATTCAGCAGTTTTTGCTCCAGTAGTTGCCATTACTTAGACTCCTTTTTTGCTTCTTTGCCGAAGTCTGCTAAGCCTTGGCCTCCGAGGTAAGCAATTGTAAGATACAATGTATCTTTCATAGCTTCTTCCGATAAACCAAAAAGCTTGCCTGTTACGATAAGGATCGCGGCCAATACAAAGGCCTGCGATTTCTTAGATTCTGCTCCACTAAACGGAAGCAACGAAGTTAAAAATTTCATAGATTAGTCCCCTTCAAAGAGATCTCGAGCTCTTCTTTTCTTTTTCTAGTATACCAGCCTGCTAAAATGCCTACCACCCCAACAACTAGAGTACCCCACTGAGCGAGAAATGGTGCAGCCAGTGGGGCTATTTTTTCAGCACTTGCCAGTTCTCCGGTTTCGACTACTACAGCGTCTGTTCCCTCGCCAACGATATCTAGCGGCCTAACAAACGCATCTGTTTCAAGTTCCGATGCTGGCTGGCCAAAAATTGCACAACCGGATATTGCTAAACATAACAAAGAGATACTAACTATTTTCATTCTTCCTCCTCGTAAGGCTCGTACTGTGGATAAATCCAATGTACCCAATGGTTCATTATCACTCTAGGATTATTGCACCCTATTAAGCAGATTATACTTAATCCTAGTATAGATAGAAACATCATTACTGAGACTTTCTTACTTCCAGAGAAGACAACTTTCTGCCTAATTCATTGAGCGAAACTCTCATGTTATCTATCTCTTTTTGTATATTCTTTATATCACCCTTTAGCAACAACTCCAAGGCCTCAGGATGTCCATCATTTACATGATTTTGAAGTCTTTCTTCAAGTTTTTGTAAATCATTTAACATAATTTCCTGGTTAATCCTTATTGGAGCAATCTGTCTCTGTAGACTTAACTCCTGCTGGTTAAGCAGCCCCCACATACCTCCGATTAAAGCTATTACGGCAGCCAGGCTACCGAAAGCTCTGGCCCCTGATTCTCCATTATTAGCCACGCTCCTACTCCGTATCTATAATACCGGGTATTAAGCTGTTTCTTTCTCTGGCGGTATTCGCTGCCGGTATTGGGTCAGATACATAGAGATTCCTTTGTGGATTAAACAGGAAGGGTCCCCTGACCTGTCTAGATCCACGTTTGACTACCGACCCTACATCTCTAGTAGCCGATCTTGGCCTGTTCATATAGCCGACCAGGGCCGCCATAGCGGTATTCATTCTTACCTGTAGTGCTCGCTCTTTTTGAGTAGCTATATCTGCACCAGCAGGGAAATATGATATTCTAAAGTCACCTAGTTCTTTACTGGTTCCAGCGGCTAGATCCTTAGTTCCTCTCACATCATGAAGTATATCCATTGCAGTCTTGCACTTTACATATTCACGAAATGATCTATTCTTAGAAAATTTAGTTATATTTATATTTGCGCCCAAACTCTCATATACATCTATAGTGTTAGCCCATGCTCTAAGTCCGATATAATCATCTAAGTATGTATTAGGAATCATCGTTCCCAGTTCATTCTTAACTACTCTGACTCCGACTAGATTAGGATAGGGCTCAGTATGGAACGTAATCTTTTGCGCAGATCCTAGGGTATTGCCACCCGTATCTGCTACGGCTGCAGCAATATGCACCTCTACTGTCATATTATTAGGCCAGTCTCTAGCAGCATCTGGTGTAATAGTTATTACCTTACCTGCTGTGCCTAGAGTCCCTATCGATAGATCTGAATAATTGCCACCGGTATTATTAGCATAGAAGACACTGCCTGTTGCCAACAGGTGTTCTTCATCCAGGAATGCGTACTGTACTACCTGTACACTATCATTAGTTACAGTAGTCGCATCAATCGCAGCTGAAAAAGTCAGCTTTATCGTGTCCGTAGTGATGTCGACGCCGAAGGCATGATTGGTAGGAAGACTAGACGCCAATGTGAGAGAAGTCGAAGTTAAGTTAACATCTCCTGGAAGATTAAGGTCTCCACCAAGTGTAATCTCCTCTGCGGTTCTAGCAACAGAGGTTGTATCTAACTGGCTTCCTGTTTGAAAGGAAAGGACGCTAGTCGTGACTAGACTATGGCTAGTGTCGGATTTTATAGCCCCAGTAGAAAGAGCCAGGTCGCTTCCTATTAAAGTCAGCCTATATATGGAGTTAGATATAAGTAAGGTATATGGAACTATTGTTATTTTAGTGCCGGAAACACTAAGAGTAGCATCAACAACAGTATCCAGAGCCACAGATCTAAGTACCACTGTAGCCCCGGACACTGAAGTAGCATCTAAGCTAGTATTAAAAGTTACCTCTAATTTTTGATTGAGGTATACGTTGGTAGCACCATCTGCAGGGGTAGACGCGGAAAAGACTGGTGCTGCCACAACATACCCCTAAATTAGATCTTTATTTTTTGGTGATGTTTCGGCTCCAACACGCATTCCTACATCTACTGTCTTATGCCCAACATCTATCGTTCTTTTACCAACGATTGAATCTATTATTTTTCCAGGGCCAGGTATATTATTCAATGCGTATTCGAAGTATTCTATGAATCTCGCTCTAGCCTGGCTGTTTTTTTCGTACTCAAGTAGTTCATCTAGCACCACTCTTGCACCATAGTCTTTGGCTATTTTGCCAGAAACGACTGGAACTATATGAGGATGCAGCTCTTTGATGTTCTTAGAAGATTTTATCTTCTCCTTGAGATCATCAATAAGGTCTACTGGCTTGTCTACAAACGGAATGTGAATTTTAGACTGAACCAAGAATCCCATATCTATGGACTTTTGAATTATCTCTCTATCTGCCTTGGAGACCTCTGCAGTGACTTTAGCAGTAGGACTGTCTGCAGTTAAAACAAAATTGTCAACCGCATAAAACTGCCTGGTCTTCATATTTAATGAGACATAGGTATTAGTTTTAATTGGCTTCAATCCTGTCGGAGACTCTGCCTCATCTGAAATCTTTATTGCCATTTTACCTACTTAAATCTAGGCCCGGGGGCGAGGAAGCCCCCGGGCTAATCAGCTCAACTTAACAAACAATCCTAGCTAGGACTGTAAGCACCACCAGTGTAGAGGGCAGTAGTCACGGCACCAGTACCAAATTGAAGCACTGGAGTCGATTCAGGATCTATCGACTTATCAATGACTATGCCTTTAGCAGTCCTAATGGCTTGACCATTATTGATGTTTTCGACAGCATAACGTTCGCGCAATTTGATCTTGCGAATATCACGTGCCGGATCATCAAACTCCTCAGTCACAACATCTTCGTCTACTACGAGAACGCCGAGCTCATTAGTGTCGACCATCCAGAACTCAGTCTTATTGTTAGTAGCGTCGTAGGGGACAAAAGGGCTAACAATGATGTTGAGTGAAGCAGGGAATCCTGCCGGAAGCCTTGACGAAGTAGTAGCAATAGCAGAAGGATCAGTCAACTTAGTTTCCTGATTTAATCCTCCAACACGGAATTCTCCACCTGAACCGGGGCTACCAGCATAGTTTTGGAACATTTCGCCGTTGTTGGCAAATCCAAATGCACGCAACTGGGGGTTAAGTGCGAAGGTAAGCCATCCAAATGGATGCATGATGATTGCGTTTGGCACATAACCATCATCGACCATGCTGGCGTACATACGGAAGATGTCTTCGATGGTAATCGTACCATTCCTAACACCATCGATACCACGGCCTGTACTCATTAAAGCACCAGAGCTAGCCGTATTATCTATATATGTGGTTCCAGCAGTAGTAATCATGTTGGCAACTTTTTGCTCCTTATGACGAATCAGGGCACGACCTGCTGCACGCAGATGCATACTCATTACATCAAACAAGGAGTACCTAAGCATCTCATCAGTGAACTTGACGGCAACACCCGACTTTCCGATGGTCGCAGTCACTTGACCTGCGAATTCCATCGTCTGTTCTGGGTATTCCCCACCCTCTGGGATATCAGCAGCAGCGAATGCGCCCATAGCCGGGAAGGTTAAACTAGTTCCAACCTGAAAGTTAATCCTCTGAAGCAGGGGAGTAAGAGCAATTGTTGGTTCAATCGCATCCCTAACAATCTGAGAAACAACTTTTGGTATGAGCATTGGCTGCTCAAACGCAAACTGCGTATCGTAAAACTCATCCTTCTTGATTTTGCCAGCCTCAAAGGAAGACTTACGCTTCTGGTCAGCCTGGATCAAGTCATCTAAACTAAACCGATGAGAAGGTGAGCCAGGCAGCACACCATTGTTTTTCCAAATGCTATGCATTCGGTCAAACTTATCATCGAATTCGCGTTTCTTTGGTTGTTCGTCAGTAAAACGCTTGAGCGCTTTAATAGCCTGACTATCCAACCCTTCTTCTTCTAGCTTTTCAGCTAAAGCACCGTCTACGGCGTTGGTGATACCATTCTCAGTATCTTCAACAAGGCGAAGAATCGTATTCTTTTGCCCCTCATCGAAGTTCTGCTCAATAGCATCTTCGTCAACGCCAATTAACCTATCTTGACTCATTTTTTCTCCTTAAAGATCCACTTTGATTACAAGAGCATAGAAATTATCAGCGCTATCAATTGTAGCATGCTCAAACATTGCAGGAATTCCCTGAGTACCAGAACCACTCAAACCTAAACCAGGCACAGTCTGCACCTTCTTAAGGGTGTTAAACTGATGATCTGTATTCTGACTACTTATAGTTCCACCAGCAGCGAGTAATGTGCTTACTTTGGTATTGTCAGCACCAGCGATACTACCAACAACGTACTTGTCAATACACCGACCAACGACATAGCTAGCAGTAGCTACAGCACCATCGTAGGCGATTAGCCGGCCTGGTGAAGCTACACCCGTGTTGGGGGATAGAGGAGTCCAGTTCTCTCCAAGAGCGTTAGCTCCGCCCACCCTGACAAGGTCCCCTGGCTCAATGGCATGTTCTCCAGCAGTCATTGCAGGAATAACAACAGAGTAATTACCCATTAATACAGAAGGCATCAAATCACGACTGTAATTCGTGTACTTAGTCTTGAGCGCGTTAGAATAAACCGGAGCGGTTAAAACGCCTAAAGGTCTAACAGGTCCTACAACTTCCGTGCTCGCACCCTCGGTAGCTGCGACAATATTGGCACCATTAGCATCTATGTCTGGAGTGCCAAAATCACTATCATGTGTTCCGTATGTTACCTTGTATGTGCCATAAAAGGCAGGAACAACAGCCCTAGCAGCTTCTTCTGCATCCGAGAATGAATCGGTTGCGCTAAGACCATTAGTCTCATTTAACCTACCAACGAATGTTCCAGGAAGCAGGACGATGGGGTCATCATCATGCAACTTGTCTAACATCGCGACAGGGAGAAAGTTCGCAGCCCTGAGGCCTTGAATCGAAGGACGTACACCTTCGTAAAGTTCTTGGTATGGGTGATGAATTTTCCCATAGCCTCTTCCAGTTCGAATAGCCATTTAATTACCTCTTCTAAATTTGATCCATTGGATCAATGTCTGTTTTCTTGATAGTCGATACATTTTCCTCTTTCACAGATTTGGCCACAGGAGGTTTCTCCTCAACCCTATCTTTTATGAAAGATGGTAATCCATTAGACTTGAAACTACTTGCTAGCTCAGGCACTAGATCCTCAATGCTATCTCTAAGGCTTTCAACACTTCTCGCTGCAACATGAGTCACTGCCTCTCCGAAGCTTTGGTGATCGGCTACCGATTTCACCTGCGGCTTATGGAGTTGCATTTGCATAGTGACCAGTTGAGAGGCGAGCTGCTTTTTGAATTCCTCAGTAATGGCAGCATTCTCATCCATTAAGCAATTGTACTCACTTATCTTAGTGTCGTACAACTGCTTTGCCTTCGCCAGTTCTGCTTCAAGTTCTGCAGTTCTAGACTGACTATCTTCTAAAGCCTTTTCCAAGACAACAACTGTCCTATCTAGAGGCTTATCCGTATCATCCGTATTTTTCGCAACATCGGTATCTTTAATCTCGTTCTCTTTCTTGGTACTCATAATATTTTGAGCATCCTTCCCACCTTCAGGATCATTTAATTCTCCTGATTGTTTATCGGTATTGATTTTTGAATTACTTGTTAATGAACTGCCGGCCAGCTCCTTAATTACTTCATGTTTTAGCATATTTTTAATGCTGGCAGCCATCTCCTCTATATTGTAGTTGGCGTTTGTGTCGCCTAGACCAAGAGACTTAGGCCAATCTAATTTTTTGCTGCGTGACCCATCTTTATCCATATCGAATCCTTCAGGAACAGCAACCCTTACAGCACGCTTTGCGTTATCTTGCCCATAAGGAATTTCATCTTTATCGTCTGGAGATCTAATCAATTCTGTCACCCTGCCTTCTGAGTCCGCTAGCACTATTGAGCAGACTCCACCAAGAGTATCTGCGGTAACAACTTCTACTGTTTGTTCTTTTGATTCTGGAACTATAGCGCTATCAAAATCTGCGCTTAATATTCCTGCGAGTTCATTGGCGGGGTGGTTCACAAATGAGCATTCCATATATTTCATCTTACCTGTAACAAGATAAGCTCTATATTTTACTCCTTCTAGGTCGTAGACTCTTCCTGGTCTGTGATTACAGACTTCTTCTTCGTCAGTATCACTTAGCCAATCATGGCCACATATGGAGCAATATGCCTTGTTGCTGCTTTGTCCAGTAGAAACAGTTTTATATCGTCCGTCTAGTATCTTTTGTTGTGCATCTTTATCAGAAACAGTTCCACTTATAACGATATATCCAGATCCCGGATTTGTACCATGATCTGGATTCTTCCAATCGTTCTTAAATCGATCATCTTCCCATAGCTGTACAAATTTTTGCGAATCTATTCTACCTATCGGTTCAGATTTAGAATCGTGATGCTTCAGGAATGGTTTGTCATAACCAGCTGTGCCTCCATTGTCTTTGGAGACCCAAGAAGATGCACCTGCTTTTACTCCACTACCAGGATAAACACGATTATTGAGTAAGTAGCCGGAGTGAGTTGCTTTAATAGTTACCCTGAAGCTAGGGGCATTAATAGAAGAATATAAATCTTCTAAAATATTGTTAGCGTCAGTATATATATCGGATCTTTCTGGCATACCAAAGAGATCGGTAAATCGAACTTCTCTGTTCATTACTCATCTCCCTTGTTGATATTTATATCTTCATCTATCACACATGTGGTATTTAACCGTATATGTGGACCAGAAACATCTCTTTTGCTTACCGAAGCAATCGGCATAACCACTTCTTTCTCTAGATCAAGTGTTCCATCTTCGCTAATGCTATTATACATAATTCTGATATTCTTCCTACCAGCCTTCTGTAACGTAGTCATGTATCCGTACTTATAAGCAAAGTCCGCGGTTTGGACTGTCATCATATCTAACTCAACTTTTAATGCGTCAAAGATGCTAGACGCCTTAGCCGGGTCTAAGTCAAGTTTTACTTCATTATCTAAATCTATCTTCAACATTATCATAGCCTTACGATTGAGCTTTATCAACGGTATACGTATGTGCTTAGACAAAAATAGGCTGATATCGTCCTTAGATACTAGCTTATTGGTATGTATATCTTTGCGTGCTTCCTTTGCTCCGCTCTCTATTTCAGGCAATAAGTACTTTTTTGCATCAGACATCATTGCATCTGTTTTTAATATTAATATTTTCTTTATATCATTAGACCTAGTGGCCTTATTGTACTTGCCGTTTCTAGCGCTAAGGCCACAGATATCCTCGCACATTTCTGACCATGAGTAAGAGAACTGATTGAATAGCTCTTTCATCATCAGACTATTCTGAGCAACTGATTTTTTAGTAGTGGCAGTACCATGCTGGTTAGTCGGGCGAGCTTTATTGGTGACGGTGTTGGCGGATCCTTGTGAACTGCCTGGGCCCTGTTCGTTCATTGCACCAATCTCGGCTAATGGCTTAGTATATAGCTCGTGGAAAGTATTCTTTCTATCTCCATCAGCATACGGTTCTCGATTGAGATAGTCCGTTCTTAGCTCATCCTCTGTTATAGCATTCTGCATAAATAGCTGAATACCATGGTTCTGATGAGCTCTAGCCTCTTCTCTATCTATGTCTGGGAATCTCAGAGAGACCCGTACATCGCTGACTAGGTTAAATCCACCCTCTAATAGTATGATATCAACTATCTTGGCGGTGAACATTTCAGAAAATACATTCTGTATTTCTGAACATGCATCGACTAAATTCTTTGTAACCGTCTGCGCAGTAGCCTTATTCGCAGTATCGCCTCTGCCTAGGTCTATTCCAGATAACCTCAGGCCGCCAAGAACCCTACTCTCAAAGTGAGAGAGATAGGGTTCTAAATCTAATACCTGGCCTTCTGTGCCAAGCATGTTTATCTCTACTCTTTCAGAGGTGACTAGCCCGCCCTCTGGAGGCAATGCATCTACTTGTGCTCCAATAACATCTACCTCTGAGAGTGTCTGTCCATCTGGAGATGTTATATATCCAGCTGGCTTATCTTTTGAGCCTACCTTGGCATGGAATAGAGGGAATGTATGCTTGTGGGTTACTAGCTCGGCTAGTTCCTCTAGCCTTCTCAAAGCTCTGATGTCTTCAAGAACAGGCACTATATATGGTGTACCAAAGGTAAAGCCAGACTTTCTATCCAAATGGAAGTGTACAACGTCGGAAGCCCTGAACTTTCTAGTTTTCTCAGAGTCCCATATCTTTTGTTTCCACTCTACTGGCCTGCCAAAGTCATTCTTTTTTACTGCCATACTAGTAGGATCTGCTGGATATAATCCAGAGATAGGCTGCATCGTTTTACCGAACATCCTAATAGGAGAACCACTAGACCTAAGAGGGTCTCTCTTTATTACAAGGATAGCATTGCCGTAGGCAATCAAGTTAGTTAAAAGCTCTCTTACAATAGCAGAGATAGGTTCGCCAGTTATAAGCTCTATCTCTTCAAATCGTTTTTTTACATACGCTATAGCTTCTTTATCTTTACCGTGCAGATGCCATCCTTCTTTCATGGATAGCTCTCTGTGCCTTCTAACAGAAGCAGCAAAGAACGATTCTACATCTAGCGTCTTGCCTATTTCCCCAAGGTTGTACATTGGAGTGATATAGTTGCCGTCTCCCCCTAGACTGGGGTAGCCTCTTGCTGTTAGGCTCGTTTTATAGTAGAGCGTAGATACAGCTTGTCGCGGAGATTCCTTAACAGTAGACTCTACGCTAGAAGGCTTAGTCTTGCGGACAAGCCTAAGATCCTCTTGCTCTGGTTTAGTAGTAGAGAACACTGACGCTATTCTACCGAGAAGACCCATCTGATTCCTTTAACATCTTTTTAATCTCTTCGTCGCTAATTTCCATTTTACAAGTCTTAAGTATGTTCCTTATCACTTCTTCTGATGTTTCTGGCTGATTAAACTTATCAATAGCCGGAATAGTCGTAGTATTGCTCAAGCCAAAGAGGCTGGAGCTTTGACTAACTCTTATCGGCTTATTGTCAGAAAAGT